TAACTTTAAAGCATACTTCATGGTTCCTTTGTGCAAGATAAATAAAAATAGTGTTATAATAAGCCTGATTCTTTTTCTAAAGAAAATAATCAAAAAGATAATAAAAAAGAAAATAAAGAAGATGGAACAACTAAAGATTTTAAAATAAAAAGAGACAAGAGTGATAGATTATCTTTATTTGTAAAATTTATGGTTCAATGGAATTATTATTTAAAGAAATAAGGTAATAATTTTTACCATATGTATTCATCTCATGAAGGAATAGTTGTAGCCACAATAATGAAATTAACTGAAAGAACGAAATATGCTTTTGATTTTTAAGAATCAATGAAGACTTCATTTGAAGATTCTATTAAAAAATTTGAAAAACATGATACAAATGATGATTTGTTGAATATTAAAAAAATAAGTGATAATATATTCTCCTTATAAGAAAGTATATTTATTCTATGTGATTAAGATAAACAAGTTTTTTGGGAATTTCATGGGTTAAACAGAATTTTTGGTCATGCTGTAACTAATGCAGAAGAAACTATAAATAAAACAACAAAAGTTTGTACAGATTTGAAGTCAGATAATTTTGATCCTATGATTTCAGAGTAAGTAGCTGCAATGACAACAAAACTAGTCATGTTAGGTTAAATTGGGAAAGAAGGAAAAATGCCTCAAATACTTGTATCATCATTATACGATGAGTGGCATAAATTGAAAACTACAAAAGACGATTTATAATCTCAAGTGTCAGATATACCTTTAAACGAATTTAGATTTGTAAAAATTACAAATCTTCATGATTTTGATGTTAATGTACCTCCTGAAAAATAATTAAAAGATAAATCTGTAAGTATACCATTATCTCAAATAAATGATTTATTTAAAAGAAGAAAAATTCAAAAATCATTTAAAATTATTAAGGAAAATGAAATAACCTATTTGACCAAAAAAGTTGAAGATAAAGTATTAGATGATATAAATGTAAATTAATTAGGTAAAAAAGTCAATAAAACACTAAATGAAAAAAGATATGCTCAAGGAAGAAGATTGATATTAAAGCATTTAGAAACTCCAGATTCTGAATAAGCTGAGATTCTAACAAGATTTAAAAATGGTAATTTATCAGAATTTGAAGTTTATGACTGGGTTATTCTTATGACTGATAAAGAAAGAGAAATGAAGATAGCATCTAGATTATTTGGAGTTACACCATTTGCTTTTAGATAAGCAATTACAGTGGGAGAAGATTTAGTTAAAACAAAAATTATGAAGTATATTAATGATACAACTATGACTTTAGATGGAATTAAATAAAAACAACGATTAGAAGCATTTACATCACCATTAAAATTAAGAAGAAACAGAGAATCTTGGTTTTTTAATACTGATTTTGAAAAATGGAATTTGAACTTTACGTTCTTAAACACAGGTGCTACATTTCATGTGATTGATACTATGTTAAATGCAGGTAAATTTTATAAATCAACTCATTTATGCTTAACTTTGTGTAAATTTATTTATAATCAAAATTATGACCCTATGGAATTTATCTTTTCAGATCACATTGGATCGAAATAATCATGGAGTGGAGAGGATTGTGACATAAAGAAATTACAAGTAGGAGGTGTAGAAGGTCTTAGACAAAAATGTTGGTCAATAATAACTATTGCAATGTTAAGAGTTGCATCAGAAGCAAGTGGAATTCCTATAGATATTATTGCTCAAGGTGACAATTGTATAGTACAAATATTTGCTGATCGGACAAAAAATATGCTTGACCCTGAAACACAATTAGAAAGGAATTCTGATGTTGATTTATATAGAGAAAAATTAAATGAAATATGTAAAGGTATGGAAGTGAAACTTAAAATAGAAGAGAGCTAAATATCAAAAACAATAACAACATATGGAAAAAATTTAGCCGAAAATGGATAAATTTATCCTCAAACTTGGAAAAAATTAGCAAGAGCATTAATACCAGAAAATGCAGCATATTCAACTTTAGAATCATAGTTAACATCATCAACATCATGTGCAGTTACTTGTTTGTCGTTAGGAGCAGACTATTAATCAACAATAGAAATTTTGTTTTTTCATTAAGCTCATACAATAAGAAATTAGTTTTGGTATGATGAATTTAATTTAATCAAATTACATCCTAAAGAGAAAAACAAATTTTGTGAAGCATAAGATTTAAATTAAACATCAGTAAGTGACAGAAATGAAATTACAGATGAAGAAATACTTCTCATTGTTACTGGAG